GACGTTGAGTGGCGTTCGCCTGTGTCCTTGGCCACTATTGATAGCTTTGATTCTAAGATTGATACGATTGACGCAAATGTTGACGCTATATTGGTAGACACTGGTACAACAATTCCAGCGCAGATTACGGCTCTTAACGATCCTAGCTTGGATGAAATAGCTGATGCTGTATGGGATGAGGCGTCAGCCGATCACGTGGCGACGGGATCAACAGGTGAGAAACTTAAAAACGCTGCGAGAGACGCACAGGCAGCAGTAGGATTAAGCGCATGAGTACGTTATGGGTTGAAGAGTGGCAGCAGGTTAGGCCAGACATCAACGGCGCGATTGCGGATGTGCCGCATATTAACGTAGGCAAGACTCAGCTGTCTTACACTACATCATCAGTAAGAACATCGTTCGCATTTGATACGAAGGCAACATATGTCATCGTGCGTGCGGACGTAGATAGTTATATAGAGTTTGGCGACAGTTCTGTAACAGCAGGGCAGACAGGCTTTATATTACCAGCAGGAGTGTTTAGGTCATTTGGCCTACAGGGTGGCTGGACACACGTGGCAGTAGTACAGAAAACATAAAGGAGACAGAACATGAGTGAATCGTTACTACAAGCAGAGGTGCCTGCAACAGAAGCACCAACTCCAACAGCTGATGTAGACATAGGCACGCCTGAGCCTACAGCTGTAGAGGGCGGCGACGCCCCTACGGAAACACATAGCGTAGATCAGTCAGTGTACGATCAGATGGTTCCGCTGTTTAAGCAGTTGAATTACACTGAGGACAAAGCATCAGAGGTTATCAACAAGATTGCCGCAGGTGGAGACATTGCTGATTTATCAAATGACGAGGGTCTTATTTTTGGCAAGTACAAGGACGCTATGGCAGCGCAGGAGGCGTTTAAATCGCTAGAGAGTGAGAACGGTCGCTTGAGGCGTGAGAAGTCCCCAGAGGCTCCTGAGGAGTATGCGTTTGATTACTCAGGCGACGAGGATATGGCGAAGATTGTTCCAGAAGGTTACGACTTTGACCAAGACCCACTCGTCCAGCACATGACGCCTGTATTTAAAGAGGGCAAATTTACGCAGGATCAGGTTGATATGGCGACAAAAGCGTGGCTGACCTTTCAAGCCGAAGGCGCCCCTAACCCAAAGGAAGAGATGGCTGCGTTGGGTGACAACGCTAACAGCTACATTACGAAGGTTAAGTCCGCTGTGTCTGGCCTTAGCGAAGATGCGCGTGCCGAGCTAGAAGCATTTGCAACAACCGCTGGCGCTGTCAAGGCGTTAGTCGAGCTGACAGGTGCTTCTGCACCAAAGACCATCCCAACGTCAAACACAACGTCAGCCCCACAGAAGTCATCCGCAGAGCTGTATCAAGAAGCGTTTTCCTACAAAAACGGCGTGTCGAATTTTTCCACAAACCCAGATGCACAGAAGGTGTATGACAAGATGATGGACAAAGCATTAGCCGTAGAAGAAAAAGGTGGTTGATTTTATTCCTATCATTTGGTAGGATGCTAATAATACGGGGTGATCTCTGTGTCACCCCTTATTTTTGAATACGAAAAGGGCACACCGTCTTAGACGCCCCCTTGTAGTTTCACAGCATATGCAGGCTGTAAAATTGCAAGTAACGGCCCCTCCATCTTGAGGCTTACCCGTAACGAACTGGTAATCATTTAAACTCAAAACTTTTGGAGGACTTTATGTCACTTAACTTAAGCACAGCTGCCGTTAAAAAGTTCGAAAAGGAAGCCCAACAGGCTTTCCAGGAGAGCGAAGGCACAAAACTTCGCGATGCCGTACAGGTTCGCGATGCACGTGGTGCTAAGCAGGTTCAGTTCCAGGTTTACGGTGAAGTAATCGCTAACGAGCGTACAGCCGTTCACACGAACATTCCTGCTCAGGACCCATCACTTACTATCCCAACTGCGACTGTAAAGAACTACACAGTCGGTATCTACACAGACATCTTCCTGAACAATCAGGTTGGTTTTGACGCTCGTCAATCTGCTGTCCAAGGTATCGTCGGTGCTCTTAACCGTCGTATGGATCAGGTCATCTTGGACGAGGCTCTTTCTAGCGCTTCCGGCAAGACTGTTGCATCTGGTTCTGATAACCTTAACGTTGGTCACTTCGCAGATGCTGCACGTCTTCTTGGCTCCGCAGTGCCTGAGGTAAACCGCCACATCCTGTGTCATGACAATGGCTTCTACCATTTCATTCAGGAAAACGATGTTAAAGACATCGACACCAACATCTACAAGCCTCTTGCTGATGGTAAGTTGCCTAGCTATATGGGCTTCAAGATTCACAAGATGGGCAACCGTGACGCGGTTGTCGTAGGTGATGGCGCTGGTGGTCTTCCGTTGTCCACGAACGATCGCACAAACTACGCTTGGCACAAAGACTCAATCGGTCTTGCTGTTAACATGCAGCCTGAGATTGAGATCAACTACATTCCAGAGAAGAAGGCTCACTTCATCGCTGGTTGCTTGAGCGCAGGTGCTGTTCTTCTACAGGATGACGGCGTTGTAACAATCACAACTGACGAATCATAGGAGGATTAAACTATGGCTTTTGATCGCACAAAATTAGCACTGAACGGTGCAGCTGGTAACACTAGCCTGCCACGTACTTTTGCTTACACAAGCACAGACACTGACACAGTGATCTCCACAAGTGGTTACTTTGATAACGCTGCGGATATCTTGAACGTCGGTGATGTAATTCAGGTTAGCGCTGATACAGACGGCACACCAGTATATGGTACTGTCCTTGTTATCGCTAACTCTGGTGGTGTAGTTGACGTAGCGGATATTGACGCTAACACAACAACCGACACCGAGTAGACTTTCTGTCTCGCCCCAAGACCGAGGGGGGTTTCCTTTCACCTCCCTCGGTTTTTCTTTTTTATAGGAGTTTGCTATGGCAACAGATTTAAGCATTTGTAACACTGCCCTACTGATGGCAAACGCCACTACTATTAATTCCTTTAATGACAGCACACGCGAAGCAGCGATGTGCGATGCTATGTTTCAAACGACGAAAGAAACTATTCTTTCTAAGCATCCTTGGTCATTTTCTCTTTTCCAAGAAAAACTTGCCCGCACTACAAACACACCGCTGTTTGATTTTACTTACGAGTTTCAGTTGCCTACTGGTTATATTCGCACATTAAAGACAGACCAAAGCGGCAATAATTACCGCGTCCTCAAGGACAAGCTTTTCTCTGATTACAAAGAGGTAGAGATACTGTACCAAAAAGATCCTGGTGTGGAGTTTTACCCAGCTTACTTTGTGCGCCTTTTAGAATTTAAGATGGCGGAGATACTTAGCCTTAGTTTGGTGCAGGATGAGGCTATGGCCACCCGCTTCCAGCAGGCTTATCTCCTGTCTATGCGTGAGGCACGTGGCATTGATTCACAGAACTCGCCTAACCTTACTATCGCTGAGGGAGAGCTTACGCTTACCGCTGCACGCGGGAGCGACACCTAGATGGCGAAGATTCGTACATTACAAGCGTCATACGTAGCAGGAGAGTTTGATCCTACGCTACTGGGTCGCGCTGACATCGATGACTATGCTAACGGCGCCGACAAGCTGCGTAACGTATATGTGCGTCCACAGGGCGGTGCATTTCGCCGCGAAGGGTTGGAGTATTACGCAACTGTAAACAACAGTGATGAGGCGCGCATTATCCCGTTTCAGTTTAACGATGTGCAGACTTACGTACTTGTGCTTACAGCTGGGCGTATGGATGTGTATCGTACAGATAATAAAACCTTGCAGGCAACTGTAACGTCCTCACCAATCTCTAACCTTACAAACGATATACTAAATGAGATATACTGGACCCAAAGCGCTGACACGTTACTGCTGTTCCACAAAGACCTTGAGCCTATTAAGATTACCCGCACAGGTCATACAAGTTGGACAGCTACCAATATTACGTTTGAGAATGTACCTCCGTTTGCTTTTGGGTCACTGACAATTACTAATCCTAGCGGAACCATCACACCTGATGTTGCAACGGGTATAGTAAACGTTTCGGCAACGTCTACACCGTTTACGTCCGATCATGTAGGGCAGTTCATCAATACACCTAAAGGTGGGCGCATATACATTACAGAGTTTGTCTCTTCTTCTGAAATTAACGGTGTAGTGCGTATAGAGTTAGAAGGAACAGACCATATTTCCGATTGGGAGCTTGAGACAGGATATGAGCCTGTTATGTCTGCAACAAGAGGTTGGCCAAGGTCCGGTACGTTTCACAAGTCTCGGTTAGTGCTGGGCGGTTTAAGTCAGCGCCCCCAAACAATCCTTATGTCGAAGATCGGCGATTTCTTTAACTTTGATATTGGCGAAGGGCTAGACGACGAGTCAATTGATGTAACAATCGATGATGACCAGGTAAATATTATACGTGGTGTTTACTCAGGGCGTGCGTTAAATGTATTTACGTCAGGCGGTGAGTTTAGTATTCGCAGTGATTTAGATACAGCGTTAACACCAAGCACTATCGCCGACCAAATCCGCAAAGAAACGCGCCACGGGTCATCTCAGTTAAAGCCAGTATCGGTGGATGGCGCTGTTGTATTCGTAGAGAGGGAGGACCCAGGTGATGCTGGCAGCGGACGTATCGCAAGGCAGTTTGTGTTTAACGAGGCTGAACAAAGTTTTAACTCACCTAATATTAGTATCTTTTCCCAGCATCTTGTTTCAAATCCAGTCGCTATGGATATACGTCGGTCTACTGAATCTCAGCCGTCTAATTATTTGTATATGGTCAATGATGATGGAACGTGTGCCGTTTTAAACTCACTGCGTGAGCAGAATTTGTTGGCGTGGTCATTATTTGAGACACAGGGGTCTTTTGAGGATGTATGTGTCTCAGGCAACAAAACATTCTTTATTGTAAACCGTACAATCAACGGCTCTACTGTGCGTTACCTTGAGGCGTTAAACCCTGACAACAGGATGGACAGTTCTATTTTACAGACGTCTGGTAGCCCTACTACAGCGTGGACGGGGTTAGACCACCTAGATGGTGAAGAGTCTAAGGTTATCGGTGATAGCTTTATTTTAGAGAGCGAGACACCGTCATCCGGCGCCATTACATCGTCTGAGAGTGTGTCGACGTTAGAAGCAGGCTTGCCGTTCTTAGCGCGTATTAAGCACCTGCCGCTACGGGTTATCATTGAGGGCCAGAGATTTGCGGGGGAGTACAAGAACCCTGTCTTCGCCAACGTGCGTGTGTATGAGTCACGGGACTTTATTGTTAAGAATGGTGACCAGACTGCGAAGCCTATTTTACAAGAGTTCGCAACAGAATATACGCCAGTAGATACAACGCTTTATACTAAGTGGCAAAAGGTGTATATTGGTGGTGTAGGTCGTGAGACCCAAGTAGAGATAACTCAGGAAGAGCCACTTGATCTAAACGTGATGGCTGTTCATTTTGGAGTGAGGGTAAGTTAATGGAAGCTGTAGCGATTGGTAGTTTGATATCCTCTGGTACTGCGGCTGTGGCCGGTGCTGGAACTACTGCATTTACCGTAGGCTCTGTGGTTGGTGCAGCTGGCCCTATGCTTCCCACGGCGATTAGCTTCGGTCAGATCGCCGGAGGTTTTGGTGCGTTAAGCGCTGCTACTGCTATGTTTGCAGGGTCACAAGCATCTTCTCAGGCATACTCACAGACGCTAGAGGCATCTCGCGCACAGCTAGAGGCGTCACGCGCTAGATTTGCTGAAAGTGAGTTAGGCACACAGCGTGAGCGCACACAGGCGGCGTTAGAGGATGCAGAGCGCCAGCGCAGGTTGCGCCGTACACTTGCCTCACAACGTGCGGCTTTTGCAGGTGGCGGCATTGATCCGTTTAGCGGCACACCCGTTACCATCGCAGAGCAGACAGCAGGCGAGATAAACCGTGAAAGTCGTTTGGCGCAGTTGGCTACAGAAGACGTTGTATCGGCAATTAACCGCCAGGGTATGGGGCAGTTAGCATCAGGAATAGGTGAGTCGATTAGTCTCATTGGTACGGCAGAAACTAACAGAGCAAAGGCGCGTCAGGATACGTTGTCACAAGTCGGGACGATTGCGACCAACATAGGTAGAATGAGAGGTACATCGTAATGGTTGATAAACCACGAATTTCACCACAGGCATTTGCAAAATCCACCACGCGAGGTGTGCCTACGTTATCAGCGACTACGCCTAATTTGCGTGGAACGCCGAGTGTCACAGCGTTCGCACAGGAGTCTGTAGCGGATACATTGGTTGGGTTGGCCGATGACAGCAACCGCTTAGCCGCCTTGGCTGGGCGCCAGTTTGAAATATCTCAGGAGCAATTTGAGGTAGCTCAGGCTGAGGTGGAGAGGTTGCAGGCTGTTGAGGCAGAACGTGAGGCAGATAAAATCATGCTCCGCGCTCAGGA